CAGCGAAGCCCGGAGCGGAGATCAACCCTAACATCTATGTGTTCAAGAAGTTTGATGCTAGGGCTCGACTCAGTAGGAACGCTGAAACAGGCGTTGTGTACGAGTGGGAGCAGTTCATCAAAGTGTTGGAGGACGATTTGAAGAGCCGCATGCAAGACGGAAACGCATTGGATGGATGGCTAGATAAGTACGCCGAAGAGCTGTGTGCGAAGAAAGGCGTAGCCCAGATTGGCAATGAGGACATCATGAGAGTGTATGCGCAAGCAGGATCCGATCCGGTGGTAGCCCCCAAGTATAACTTGGGCGAGTTCCTGGATTGGGTTATCGAGTTGAAGAAGAACCCCATTGACCCTGACGATGAGACCTATAATCGATATGTCATTTACGCTTCGTACGAAAAATCGGAGATGGATGGCGATCCTTATAAGTTTAATCTAGTTGACTACAAACCCCAGTTCATGGATGATGACGTGTTTAGACTATTGCTCATCGCATTCTTGAGAGAGAAGGATGGCTTTAAGTCTAAAGTGAGTGCGACTTTGAAGATGTGTAAGACTGTGTGTGATGACGCATTTGAGAAGTTGCCGGAGATCGTGAGGAACGTGTACGCGACTGTCAAAAGTTACGTGCAGGGATTCCTAAATGGAGTGCTCTCCTTTGCGAAGGAGAACAAGTTGTTAGCACTGCTCATTGTGGCGTTGCCAGCATTGATTGCAATGAGGAAGTCGAGCAAGAGTGAGAATGTTGCAGAGAGTGACCCACGCGTTTTGCAGCCGCGTTCTAGACCTGGTGTAAAGGCCATTTCTAGAGCGCGTGTTGTGAAAGGCGGAGCGGAGCTTGGACAGAGCATTAATCAATTGGATGTGATCAATTTGGTCAGGCGACAGCAGTATCTCATTACTGCGGAGTATGACGAAGTTGGAACGACGAGTGCGCGAGAGATCGACATGGGTTGTATTACCCAGATTGTCGGTAACGTGTTTATGATGCCCGCGCATTTCCAATTGCACATGAAAGATGACCCCCCCAACCGGATAGTGTTCCGGCATACCGACAATGACAAGGTGATGATCACAAGAGATTACCGCAATCTCTTCACGAATGTAGTTCAGCTTGAGCACGCCATTTCCGAGGACGAAGTAGGTGGAATGGACGTGGTGTTCTGTGTGATATCGGAGTTCATG